GAACCAGCTCCACCACCTGCTACAACCATATATGAAACTACATTATCAGCGGCACAAGCTGCTGCATTTGTAACTGCAAAAGTTCCTGGTCCTGTAAATTTATGAATTTTGTAATCTCCTGAAATTGTTCCTGCACAAGGAGTTCCACCTGTTGCAGTTATAAATGCACTACCTCTAACATTAGAAGTTGAATCCATTGTATTAATCCAACCTTGAGTTGAATCTACATACACAAAAGTAACTGATTGTCCTTCTGTAGATAAACTCACACTTGCATTTGCTCCACCCATTTTTTCTGAACCATTGGGAGTAACCGTAACATTGTTTGTTTGCCAAGTACCTGCGTAATCTGCTAATGACACAATACTTCCAGCAGCTCCTGCTGGTAAGTTAATTGTAATTGTGCCCGCTGTTGTATTTAAAAAATATCCTTTTCCTGTAACACCTGTTACTGGAGAATCTCCTGTAACTTTTGGAGTTGTAATCCAATCAACTGTTCCTGTTCTTCCAAATCCTGTCTGACTAGCACCACTACCTAAAGCTACTGTATCACCAGAAGCACCTAAAGTTAAGGTTGTTCCGCATTGTGGTTCAACTGTATTTACTTCTATCTTACTCATTATACGATTACCAACGTTCCGGTTATTGTGATTGTTGCTGGAATAGAAATTGGACCGGCTAAGACACCGCTCTCAATTGTTTGAGTGACACTTAACGTGCCTGCTTGATTATTTATAAATTCATCTGGGCCTGTTGAGCCTCCGACATACTGGATTCCATTTACTACTGCCGTCATAATTCCTCCTAAGAACTAATTGTATCGATATAAGACATAACAACATCTAGTGAACTTGCCGTATCACTTTTCACATTTAAAGTATCACCATTAGCCATTACAATTTTTGCTCCACCCTGAATTAGCTCAATTGCTGAATTCGGTGGAATACTCACATTTTTTGCGACGTAATAATTAGTTGCTGAATTAGTAATATAAACATCTATTAAAATAGTGGTTGCTACAATATTACAACATCTGATACCTATTAGTGCATCATAATCTCCTGCTACTAAAACTGGAACTACTACAGTTCCTGTTGCGCTTTTTAATACATTTCTAAAATCTTGTGCCATATTTTTTTTCCTTTTATTATACTATAAAGCGACAGCCATTGCTAATGCAAAACCTGCGCTTGCTGCTCCTACTGGTACTGGAGGCGTTGAAGCATCTAAATAAATAGCTTTACTCGCCGGTAATGTACAGAATACATCTTTAGTTCCAGCACTAAAAACTATTTTAGCTGTTGTGCCAGCAGAATTATCTAAAACTGTGTCTCTTTGTAATGTTGTTGAAGCAGTTAAAGTTCCAACTCCTACTTCCCATTCAGCTAATCCTTGATTAACAATTGCATAGTAAGTGGTATTAGTAGGAACAATTCCAGTATTGAAAGTAATAAAATTAACAGCAGCAACACCAGCTAAAGTGATATCACCATTACCAGTTGTTACACTAGTTTCTTTAACTCTATCATTTAAAACTAAAGCCATAAAAATTTAATCCTATGGGTTTCCAGTTATACTTAATATAGCTCCAGAACCAGCTCCCGTTCCAGCATCAGATGTTGGACTAGGGAAAGTTACTGTAAAATCTCCAGCCGTTGAAGTAATATTGGCCCCAAAATCTAAAATAGCCATAATTCTTTGATTGGCTCCTGTTGTTCCATCAACATATTGATATAAAACTCCAGTTCGTGCAGTGATTGTAGACGCCGCCCAATTTGGATTAGTTGGAAAATCTACTGTTGTAAAATTTCCTGTTTGAGCAATTACTCCTAAGCCACAACTTAGTCCACCTGTTGCATAAGCAGTTCCCACTGTTCCAACTTGACCGGCATCGGCCGATGAATAAACTGTAGAAGATGCAGTATAAGGTGCAGCGGTTGTAAATAACGCTAACCAAAATGATCCTGCTGCGGGTGAAGCCGCAGTTAAATTTATATTACCTTTTAAAACTTCTTGTTTAAAAAAGTAGGGTACTACGTTTGCCATATTTTTTTCTCCTTAATTATTTTGTTCCGTAACCAGATGGTGATTTTGATTTTAATTGTTGACGAATCATGCCATCTTCGTATTCGTCTCTGCGTCTGTAACCGATTTGTTCAGTTGCATACGTTGTAAGCGCATTTTCATAAAGCCCTTGATTATATTGTATCATATCCTGTGGACCTTTCAAGTACCCATATGTATTTACCAAAGATCCATATAAAAGCAAGTCTTGATATTTATTTGATAAATAAGTTCCATTAGTTGCCGCCGGAGATCCTATAGGTTCTGTTGTATTTGTTAAACTAATAGCTTCTTTATTATATGCCAAAGTAATAGCATAGGTTTTGTTCGGAGTAGGGGCAACTACCCAAAATTCTTCATCCCAGTTCCCGTAGTATTTAGGAATTCCCACAGCCTCAGTTGAGGGAGTAGAGTAAAATTCTGCCATAAAGCTAGGATCTCTTTGTTCTAAAAAAGTTTGATTTCCTGCACTATCTTTAAGTTGAACATAATTAATAGATCTTAGATCATCTGGAATAGTTACATATCTATTATCCACAATTAAATTAGATGTTGCGTAATGAGCATTTTGATCTGTTGGCACTGCTCTTAAAATACCATTTTCTGTATTTTGAATAATAGTATCTAAAATAGCATCAGTTAAAACTGTACTTGATACTTCAGTATAACTTCTGATATCTGATTTTAAATTTGCTAAAAGGTATGCCATATTATAATGCCTCCAATGTTACAGGTCCTGCTGAACAATTTAAACCACCACCTGATGTTGCATACCACCCTGCTACTGGAAGACCAAGTGATATATAAAAATAATTTTCTGGAGAAGTTAAAGTTCCAGGAGCTGTAGTTACATTTCCTAGTGAATCTATTTGACCTAAAGATATAGTAAAACCAGTTGCACTATTTATATCCATACCACCAATTGTGGGAATCTGTCTAAATTGTTGAAGATTAAGAGCATCGGCGCCACCGGATCCTGCAGAAGTTACTTGAGGATTTCCTCTAAATCTTACAATGTCTCCTGCTTTTCTTTGATGATCTACTGAATAAACATTTACAAAAGCTTCAGTACTTAGACCGACCGATTTAATAACAGATGTAAAAGGATTATTATTTAATAAAATTAATTGAGGAGTAGATGCTCTTTGTACTCTTGGATTTTGTAAAGCTTGTGGATCTGAACCAACAGGTCTAGGTTGAAGTTGTGGTTGCTTTGCTTCATACTCTGAATAATGAACTAAAGAACCATTCCATTCTCTAACCATTTCAGTATATGGAAATCTTAATCCAGATCTATCTGAAATAGCTAATGCTTGTTTACCTCTTGCAAAAACTCCCATTATGACATTACCCCATCACCATAAAAAGTTTGTGGAGAAATAAATGTAGATGTTCCTTGGTTGTCAGCATCTAATGCTCTTGCCATTTCACCTTCATAAATTCTCTCTAACTCAATAGTTCTTTCAGGAGAAAATTTCATACTTAAATAATAAGCAAGACCCGACATCATACATGGATAAAATCTATTAACGACATCAGAAACATTTGTATAGGCTCCTGGATTTTCTATTTGTGCTAAATAATAAAAACAAAATTGATAACTACTTGGTGTAGATGTACTTGATACACTTGCACTTGGTGTAGCATATAAAAAAATACTAGGATTAATTGTTCTATCCACATAAAATTGTGAAGGTGTTCCTTGAGTTAATTTATTAGGAGTATTATTATAAAATGATCTACTAATTTGTGTTAATGAAATATCTTGAGGAGCTGTTGTTGTAGAATTATTTCTATAATAGGCTTCTAAAACTTGACTAATATCAGTTGGAAAATTAACCGAATCACTTGCAAAACTATATTCTGCTTGACCTAAAACTAAAGGGATTTGTGCAAGTTTTACTTTCCATAAATGAACTCCTCTATTTGCCCATTCTTGAAACATAATATTTAAAGAACGTCTAGCTGATCTTAATTGATAACCAGTTCTAGTTCCTCTTATATTAGTTCTTTCAAATGATTCTTGAATAATATCATCTATTTGTGGATTGAATATATTTGTATTTCCTGATGTAGGTGAAATAGTTTGTGCACTATTACCCATTCCAGAAGTTCCAACGGCACCACCATCATAATAAAATAATGCCGGAGCGCCTACAGTTCTAACCGGAGCGACAACAATTGTGGTGTTGGCTGCTGCAGTTCCAGGTGTTCCTGTTTCTGTAACACCGGTAGTATACTTTGCTCCACCTGTGGTAAAAGTTCCGTTAGTAGTGGCTGAAAAAGCTATTAAATAACCTGTACAAGTAGTATCAGCTTGATCAAAAATATACGTATTACCTTCTTGTAAAGACAAGACAGGACTAACAACTCCATTAATAAAAAATTTAGGGTTGCTAGCACTAAAAGCATTAGTACCAGTTGCAACAGTAACTGTGTAAGTAATAGTTGCCATAAACTATTATCCTCCAGTGATAGTTAATGTAGCCCCTGCTGACGCTGTCACTACAATAGTAACTCCGTCTTTAAATAAAATACCTGAACCTGGAACATAAACAGATAAACCATCTGTATCAAATAAAAATGTTGCCTTTAGATTTCCCGCTACA